CGGGCAGGTAGCAACACGCAAAGCATTAGAAGAATGGAGTCAAGAGGAAATAGACGAATTGGCAACAGAAACCTGCGAATGTATAGATGCGAGGATATATGCGCATAAAAAAGGACAAAAAGAACGTGCACATGCGAGGATTGATCTTTTATTTGGCAAAGACAATAAAACCGTTACAGTTCCCGATGCAGCAGTAGACCTGCTGCATAAGGTGGTATATCCGGTATGCGAGGGATTTATAGTAAGCATTAGCGTAGACGTTGGAAACGGCGTTAAAGCAAAGATCAATGCAACACCAAAGGGAATTGTTAAGGTAGCGAGAACAAAGACAGATACAAGTACATACGAAGCATAAAGCAAAAGAGGAGGGCACAGTTGAGAAAAAGCAAAATAATATGTATCGACATAGAAACAACAGGATTAGACAGGGAAACAGACGAGATCCTGCAGGTGGCGATTATTAATGGCAGAGGGAAAACACTCTATAATTCATACATAAGACCAGACAAAAAGAGAGTGTGGCAGCAGGCAGAGGAAATAAATAAAATCAGTTGGCAGGCGGTAAAAAACGCGCCGACATTGAGGCGTGAGAAACGAAAGATTGAAAGAATATTAAAAAGAGCCAGTTTAATAATCGGTTACAATCTGAAAAAGTTTGATTTGCCATTCATGGCAGCAAAAGGCATAAATACAGCAGTAAAGGGCGAAATATACGATGTTATGTTGGAGTTTGCGCCGATTGCTGGAGATTATGACGAAAAACACGATTGTTTTAAATGGAAGTCGCTAAAATTTTGTGCTGATTGGTACGGTTACACAAATTATAAACCGCATGATGCACTTGAAGATGTGCGTGCAACGCTGCATTGTTATTATGCAATGCAGGAAGGAGGAACATATGAATAAAAGGCAGAAAAAGAAAAGGTTTAAAAGGCGTTTCGGTTTTAACCCACCGCGCAATATGAGTATTCAGACGGCAACGCGGATAATGGAGAACAGAGAAACTATAATGGTAAATTTTGAGAGGCTCAAAAAGGCAATATACGATTTATGGGAGCGAATAAGACAGCCTTTATTTGAACTTGCAGAGAAACTACAGAAAATCAAAATAGCATTAATAGATGCACAGGAAAAGCAAAGGGAACAGAGGAAGGCAATAGAAAGCTTTCAAGAAAAGGTATTGTTGCAGCAGAGTCAGCAGGAAAGAGAGGAAAAACAGTTTGAAGGCGATATTAACATACTCAACCACGATAGACGGCAAGACAGTAGAACAAACGAGAATATTTGATACGGAAAAAGCAAGTAAAATTTGCGATGTTGCAAATGCGAATGGCTACAAGGCACAGGAAATATACATAACAAAAAAAGGCGTGTTGTTCATATATAGTATAAAAAGTAAAAAAATTGAAGTTGCAGACCAAAAGCAATGCAAGGAGTGGATAGGGGAACACGCACCGGACGAGTATATAAAATTTTTTGGAGAAGTGGAGGAGGGCTAATAATGGCGGTAACTAAGGAAACCAAGGAAATAATAGCGGCAACCGTAGACGAGGTGTTCAAGAAAACGAACAGTATTTCGTGGTTTGAAAGACAAAAGGCGATGAAAGACGAGACATTTAAGAACACAGAAAAAATTTTATATTGCTTTAATATACTAAAAGAACACGTTGCGGACGAGGCGGCATATATCGCAATGATGAACAAAAGTACAAGTGGCAGCATTGTCAAATATTCAAAAAATAAGGTGGAAAAGCCGGACGAAGATCAGCTATTAAAAGAACGAATAGCATCATACAACCGCAGTAAATCAGATGTAGACAGGATAGAAAAGGCATTAGAGAAGATTAAAGGCAAAAAAGGATATGACGTTATAGAATTGCGTTATTTGCAGCGCAAGAGAAAAAAAGAGAATGGAAAAGAGGTTGAGGAGGTTTATACATTCGAGGAAATAGCGGAGATTTTATCGAGGCAGCAGGGGTATAATGAGAACCTAAACGAAAAGACCGTAAGGAATTACAAAAACAAACTTGTACGCGATATAGCTATATTTTTGTTTGGTTCAGATGCAGTATAGGACAAAAGGCACTTGACAACACGCCCGATTTAACACCCTTCACTAGTCCGTTTAACTATGTTATAATTTTTACAATTACAAAATTAAGATTTACAAGGCGGCAAATCCTAGCGATGAAAGACCGCCTTATTTTTATGTGCGCGGAGGTGATGAAATGGCACTGATGAAATACTGCAATAGAAACGGCTGCAATAAGTTAGTGCCATATGGCGTGCGGTATTGCAAAGCACACACCATAGACAAGACTACAGAAAACAGGGAGAGGCACAAAGAATATGATGCGCATTGTAGAAACCAAACGGCAAAGGCTTTTTATAATAGTGCTGAATGGAAAGCGACAAGGGCGCGTGTGCTTGCAAGAGATACCAACATAGATATTTATTTATACATCAAAGAAGGCAGGGTCGTTCCTGCTGATACGGTGCATCACATTATAGAGTTGTCAGAGGATTATTCAAAGCGTTGTGATTTGGATAACCTTATAAGCATATCAGAGCCAACACACAGCATGATAAGCAAGGCATACAAGGACGAGGCAAAGAAGGCAGCTATGCAGCAGTTACTTAGGGAGTGTATAAGCGAGTATAGGCGGAGGATTGTGGGGTAGGGGGTGCAAAAAAGTTTTGAGTCATACCTACCAAGACCGCAGCCCCCCTAAAATCACGCAAAAAATCCCTAAATGAGATTTTTAAGAAGGGGGTTGCAGGATAATGGCAAGACCAAGGGAACCAATAGACCTTATAGCCGCAAAGGGGCGAAAACACTTGACGATTGCGGAATATGTAGAAAGAAAAAATGCAGAGGTAACAGCCCCCGCAGACAATATAAAACCACCTGATTTTTTGCTGAAAAAAGAGAGAGAAAAGTTTGACGAATTGGCGCAGCAGTTGGTGGACTTAAAGATTATGACTAACCTAGATTGCGACATATTGGCAAGATACATTAAAGCAGAGAGCGAATACATCAAAGTAACAAAGCAGTTACAGAAAATAAAGTTTATACCGGATAAGAAAAGCATGGTTCCGGCAGAGCAGCAGATCGCAGAGCAGTACGCACAATATGATTATCTTTCTAAAATTCAAAATAGGCTTATGAAAGCCTGCAATGAAAACGCAAAGGAGATAGGCTTGACGATTTCGAGCAGGTGTAAATTGGTGATACCGAAAGAAAAAGAAGAAAAGCCCGAAAACAAATTTATGAAACACGCATAGTAGGGCATGGGCAGGATATTAAAGACAAATGATAGGGTATCACGATTTGCAGAAAAGAACCTAAAGAATAAAAAAGAATTTGGGGAAGATGCGCGCCTTGCATTTAAAAGGCACCTAAACGACTTGAAGCGTTCAGAGAAAAACGATCCGGCTTTTCCGTATGTATTCGTAGCGGAGAAAGCCGAGGATATAATAGAACTTGCCAACAAGCTAACCATAGCAGAGGGCGAGGGTGACGAAACATTCACCTGCGCCGGCTTCCAAGAGTTTATTTTAGGTTCACTTTTCGGGTGGGTTCACAAGGAAACAGGAAAACGCCGATTTACCGACAGCTATGTACAGCTTGCACGCCAGCAGGGGAAAAGCGTATTAAATGCAATATTGGGTATCAAGTGCAGCAATTTTGACAACTACAATTATGCGCAAATATACTGTACGGCAACAAAGCAGGATCAGGCGCGTATTGTTTTAAACGAAATTTCAAAATTCATAAATGCAGACACAGACCTGCAGGAATTGTTTGAAATAAAAGACTACAAAAGTGAGATAATCGCAAAGCTGACAAACGCAATAATAAGGGCACTGGGGCGTGATACGAAGTCAATAGACGGTTTCAGACCATATTTAGGCATCGTGGACGAATACCACGCACACAAAGATAACCAAATGTACAAGCTATTAAAAGGCGGTACACGAAAATTAAAACAATCGTTAATATCGGTCATAACAACGGCGGGTTTTAATCTCAACTCACCCTGCTATGAATTATATAAATATTGCCGGAGGGTATTGCGTGGAATAGATGCAAACGACCGGCAATTTGTTTATATCGCCCAAATGGACGAGAAAGACGATATTTGGGATCCGAAAAATTGGATTAAATGCTGCCCGCTAACCGGAAATGATCCTGAATTGGTTTCGCAGATGCAGGAAGATGCAAAGAAAGCCAAATCAATGGGCGGTGAGGAATTAAGGGATTTCCTGACAAAAGCACTGAATATTTGGGTAACAAGTGCGGAAACCGCATTTATAAATTTGACAGAGTGGGAAAAGTGCGGCAGCAGAAGGACGTTAAAGGATTTCAAGGGGAAAAAGGCAGTCTGCGGTTTGGACTTGTCAAGCGGCGGTGATTTAACATCGCTTGCCTTAATATTCCCATATGAGGATCCAAAAACAGGCGATAAAAAATATTACATCTATTCCCATTCATTCATACCCAAAAGGCGTATGCAGGAACACATGGACAAAGAGGACAACGCACCGTATGTTATTTGGGAAAAAGAGGGGCTATTAACGGTTACAACGGCAGCAGGCGGCATAAAGACGGATTACAAAACGATTTTAGCGCACCTGCACAACCTCATAGACACATATAACATAGACTTAACGGCGATAGGCTACGATCCGCACAATGCAAGCGCATTTTTGCTAGATCTTGAAGATTTCGGTTGTGATTTGGTGGAAATAAAACAGAGTGCCAGAAGTCTAAATGACGCGACAATAGATTTTCAACTTGAAGTCGAGGCTCACAATGTAGAATATGACGAGAGCAACAGACTATTAACAAGATCTATGAACGATGCTATTTTATCAGAGCCAAACAGTTTCGGCGAAATCAAGATAGATAAAATGCTGCAAAAGAACAGAATAGACCCATGTGATGCGGTTATATGTGCGCATAAATTGGCAATGGGTGTAGAGGTTGAGGAAATAACGACAGATCAAAGCGTGGAGGCGTATTTGAAAATGTTTAAAGAAAAGGCGGGTGAAAACAAGGATTGAAACTATTTGAAAAAATAAAAAACATGATTTTAAGATCGTCAAGACCGGCTGCGGGGGCGAATGATGAAAAACTTTTAGAGTGGTTGGGAATATCGGGAACGCGCAAAAAGGTATTAAGCGAGGTGACATATTTTACATGCCTTAAACTGCTGTCTGAAACATTAGGCAAAATGCCTATTAAATTTTATCAAGAAACGGCTAAAGGGATTGAGACGGCAGAGGGTAATGCAACATACGCATTATTAAAAACGCGCCCGAACCCACAAATGACACCTACAACATTTTGGGGTGCGGTAGAGAACAACAGGAACCATTACGGAAACGCCTATGTATGGATCCAACGAGAATTTGCAAGAAAAAAGTACGGCGGCGATATAGAAATAAAAAACCTATGGATTATGCCGTCAGCAGATACAACGGTCATAGTAGATGATAAGGGCGCATTTGGTGCAGCAGGCGATATTTACTATTGGTATACGGACAAATACAGCGGCGAAAGCTATATGTTTCCGTCAGCCGATGTAATGCACTTTAAGACCTCATTATCATTTGACGGACTAACAGGCGCGCCGGTCCGGGATATTCTAAAGGCAACTATAGAAGGAGGGCTTGAAAGTCAGAATTTCTTGAACAACCTTTATAAAGGCGGTTTGACGGCGAGGGCGGTATTACAATACACAGGCGATTTATCCCCAAAACTAGAAAAACAGTTAATATCACGTTTGGAAGAATACGCGAACGGAGCAAACAACGCGGGTAAGTTTATACCGATACCGATCGGCATGAAATTAGAGCCGTTAAACATCAAACTGACAGACAGCCAGTTTTTCGAGTTGAAAAAGTACAGCGCATTGCAGATAGCGGGAGCATTTGGCATAAAGCCAAATCAAATTAACGACTACGAAAAAAGCAGCTATGCCAACAGCGAAATGCAGAACATTTCTTTCTATATTGACACAGAACTGTATATTTTAAAGCAGTACGAGGAGGAAATGAACTATAAGCTGTTGGAGCCGAGCGAAACACGCGAGGGAAAGCATTACAAATTCAATGAAAATGTTATTTTGCGTACAGATGCAAAGAGCCAAGCAACAATTTTAACCGGATATGTGCAAAATGGCATATATACGCCAAATGAGGCAAGATTATTTATGAACAAGCCTAGAATGGAGGGCGGCGATGAATTGATTTGTAACGGTAATTACATCAGAGTATCGCAGATTGGCAAAGATCAAGAGGAAGGAGGGAATGAAAATGGCGAAAATCCTAAAATTACAAAAGAAGGACAAGAATAACCGTTATAG